GTTCAATGCTGAAAGACTTATGAAGTCTCAAGGTAGAACTCAAACTGCTGATAATGACATCAATGCAATCAACAGCATGGGAATGATTCCTCAAGGTTACAGAGTGAACAATTTCTTAACTGACCCTGATTCATTTTACATTATCACAGACGTTCCAAATGGTATGAAAATGTTCTCAAGAACTCCGTTGACTACGTCAATGGAAGGAGACTTTGATACTGGTAACGTTAGATACAAAGCTAGAGAAAGATACGCTTTTGGCGCTTCTGACTTTAGAGGTATCTACGGCGTTGAAGGTGCATAATCATTAAAAAGAAAATTTTTGTGGCGGGACATAGTCTCGCCACAATTAACAAATAGAAAGAAAAAACCATGAAACAATTTACCATTACAATCTGGGCATATGATCATCACGCAAAATTTAATGTTTTGTCTGAAGATAATGCTGTTTCTCTTGAACAATCAATCCTTGACAAGTTGGGAGAAAAGAGTATAAAATGGGAATATCTTGGGATATCTTATGATAACCGAGTAAACAGAATAACCTATGAGGAGGTTGTTGATGATACAAGACCTATACAAACGAAAAAGGTCCTTGGAGTTGAAGTGGGAACAGGAGCATCTGTTTAATGATAGATACACTCTTGAAATGGTCAGAATTGATGACAAAGTTAAAGAAGTCATTACTGAGATCAAGCTTGAAGAAGCTAAAATTGCTCACAGACAAAATAGCGTTGAAGGCGCTGCTCCACAAGTTTCTGTAGCTACTTAATCAAAAGCTACATCGTTGGAAAAATCCAATCCACATTACAGGCTCTCTTGCACTCTACTAAAAACTGTTGTATAAAAATTACACTATACAATTTAAAATAAATTAAATGTAGACGCGTATAGTCGACACCCCTAGGGACTACATTTAAAATATCTAGGAGGATATTAACATGGCAAATACAACTTTTAATGGACCGGTAAGATCCGAAAAAGGTTTCCAAGTAGCAACTAAAAACACGTCTACTGGAGCAATAACAACTAGAATGAGTTCAGGCATGCCTGACTTAACTGGTTTATCAATCTCAGATGTAGCAACAGCAACTAATATTACATTAGCGGCTGACACTATTTCTGTAATAAATTACACAGGTGCAGCAGCTGCAACTTGTACACTACCTGCAGCAACAGCAGGAACAATAGTAATTTATTGTCAATCAAAAGACACTACAGGTGGAACAGCTACATTAGTTTTTGATGCAGCAGGTTCTGATGTTTGGGCAACTGGTTCAGTAATTGAATCAAGAGCTTCAAGTGAAGTAACTTTTGATACTTCAGCAGCAAGTGAAACTAAATTAACTTTTACACCAGCTAACGCAGCAACAAACTTGTTGACTACTGGTGGACAAATTGCTTTTATTTGTTACGAAGATGCTACATGGCATATTGCAACAAAACTAGCAGCTGAGACTACTCAGACTACTGGTGCGTTTGTATTCGCAGCGTAATAATAAATAATTAATGTGGGGCTTTGGCCCCACAGTTTCTTAATTAAGGAGGGAAACAAATGGCGGACACAGTAACAGGACCAACTATCTTACAACAGAATGATAAGAGAGTTGTTATTAAAATAGTAAATCAATCAGACGGATCAGGTGGAACTACAGTTTTTGGAGATGTTTCAGCATTAGATGCTAGAGAAGATGGAACTGCAGTAGCTCACTTAGGACTATTAAGAGTTTGGTATTCATGTCAAGGTGGCGATGGAGGAGACTCTTACGCTAGATTAGATGAAGAAGACTCTGATGGAGATATTCCTATCATTGGATTAACTGGTGCAGGATATTGGGACTTTAGAGAATTTGGTGGAATACCAGCAGATAAATCTAGTAATAGTAATCAAAGTGATGTGAACTTTGTTGTACCAGGCGCAGCTGATTCTGGTAACATGTATACGGTTATAGCAGAGTTTCAAAAAATTTATTAAGGAGGGTAACTAATGGCCAATACAACTTCAGGCACAGTTACTTTCGATAAAACTTTTGCTGTCGATGATTTAATAGCAGAAGCATATGAACGTATAGGTTCACAAGTAACATCTGGATATCAATTAAAATCTGCGAGAAGATCTTTAAATATTCTTTTTCAAGAATGGGGTAATAGAGGTTTGCATTACTGGGAAGTAGGTGAAACTAATATTGATTTAATTGAAGGCCAAGCTGAATATACTTTTTATAGAGCAAGTGCAGATGGAACAAGTTCTAGTACAAATGCAACATCTAATGTTTATGGAGTTGCAGATGTTTTAGAAGCAACGTTTAGACAAAACAGAACACAGACTACTCAATCAGATGCAGCAATGACAAAAATTGACAGATCAACTTATTCTAGTCTATCTGCAAAATTATCTAAAGGAACTCCATCACAATATTTTGTTCAAAGGTTAATTGATAAAACAACTATTACAGTTTATCCAACACCAGATTCAACAGCTGCATCAAAAGATATGCATATTTATTATGTAAAAAGAATACAAGATGCAGACTCAACTTACACGGATGCAACAGATGTACCCTATAGATTTGTACCTTGTATGGTTTCAGGTTTGGCTTTTTATTTAGCACAAAAATTTAACCCACAAGCAGCACAACAATTAAAATTATATTACGAAGATGAACTAGCAAGAGCGTTAGCTGAAGATGGTTCTTCATCAAGTACATACATAACACCTAAAACTTATTACCCAGGAACTTAATGGCACAAGCAAGAGGAAAATACGCAAAAGCAATATCAGATAGATCAGGAATGGAGTTTCCATACAGAGAAATGGTTAAAGAATGGAACGGTCATTTAGTACATCAGTCTGAATTTGAAGCTAAACATCCTCAATTAGAATTAAGATCAAGATCAGGAGATGCACAAAGTTTATATGATGCAAGACCTGCTAGAGAAGAAAACGAAGTAGCTAGACCCTTGGGACCTGATCCTTTTGAAACGATTGCAGCATCATCAGGTATTATAAATGTATTTGAAAAATCTCATGGTAGATCAACAAGTGACACTGTAAGATTTAGAGGACCAATTTATACAACATCAGATCCAGACGCTTTTCAAAACCCAGTTGGTTTTGATGGTGTGACAGGAGCTAATTTAGCAAAAGCCGCAGGATATTCTATTACAGTTGGTAAAAGAGATTCAAGCGGAAATATAACTAACACAGAAAATTTCTATCACTTTACTGTAGACACAAACACTGCTACAACAGGTGGTATATCAGGAGGAGGCAATAGTTGTTCGGCTGGTCCAGCAACATTGACAGCATAATATGGCAGGAATAAGTGCATCAGGATTAAAAACACAAATAAGAAGTTATACGGAAGTTAGCTCTACTGTGTTATCAGACAGTGTAATAGAAAACATAATATTAAATGCACAATATAGAATTTTTAGAGATGTTCCAATTGATGCTGATAGAAAAACATCTACAGGTAATTTTACATCTGGAACAGGTACTGTAACAGTTCCTGCAGGAGCTGTATTTGTTAGAGCAGTACAGGTTTATACTGCAACTGGATCTACTTATACTGGTGCTAATACTTATTTAGAAAAAAGAGATTTAACATTTTTAGAAGAATATATTTCAGCAACTACATCTACTGGAACACCAAAATACTATGCTATGTTAGATACAGGAGCAACTGGAGAAAGCTCATCAAACTCTGGATCTATAATTGTATCACCAACACCAAGCGGAACGTTTGCTTACAAGATTCATTACAACGCAGTGCCAAGTATATTTGAAAATAATGACACTAATTATATTAGTATGAATTTTCCAAATGGTCTGTTATATTGTTGCCTAGCAGAAGCTTACGGGTTTCTAAAAGGTCCAGCTGACATGCTGCAATTATACGAACAAAAGTATCAACAAGAAGTACAAAAATTTGGAGGAGAACAACTAGGTAGAAGACGAAGAGATGATTACACAGATGGAACAGTAAGAATCCCAGTGCCTTCTCAAACACCTTAAGGAATTAAATTATGGCATCAAGTTATTCAGATCTCGGTATAGAACTAATGGCAACCGGCGAAAATGCTGGTACATGGGGAACAAAAACAAATACTAATTTACAAATTGTAGAAAAAGCAATTTCTGGTTACGTAGAAGTAGCAGTAACTAATGGTGGTACAAAAGCATTATCAATTACAGATGGTGATGCAACAGAATCAACATCAGTTGCAAGACACGCAGTTATAAAATTAACAGGAACAATAACAGGTAACTCTATTGTAACTGTACCAGACTCTATAGAAAAAGTTTACATTGTAACAAACGGTACATCAGGTGCATACACTGTTCAATTTAAAACAGCATCAGGAACCGGTATTACTTTTGGTGTATCAGAAAAAACTACAAGACTAGTTTACTCAGATGGAACAAATCTTGTTGATGCAGGGTTTGGTGGAGCACTTGACATTGAAGGAAGAGAATTAGTTTTAGATGCTGATGGTGATACAACTATTACAGCAGACACAGATGATCAAATAGATA